GTTTGAACAACAGTTTCAGGCTGAACAACCTCTTCAGGCTGAATAACAGTTTCAGACGGATTCACATCATCCGCCTTATTCTTAGGCGCATTGCCCTTAGCCTTACGACCGGTTTTCTTCTCCGGCTCAGGGTTATTATCGTCTTCGGAAGATTCCGCTTCGGCAATCAGACCAAGCTCAATCAAACGCGCCGCGTCAGCTTCCAACATCTCGCGCTTGTCGCCGACCCAATACTGCTTATCGCCATAATGCTGTTCCAAAACAACATAGGTTTTCATATTGACCTCCAAATAAAAAAGGTCGTCTGAAATTCAGACGACCTTGCCCAAAATTACACCTTAGCCGCCAAGGTGCCTTTAATAAAGGCTTCAGGACGGTAAACAGCCAAAGCCAAACGCTCGTAACATCGGAATGTAACCAGATTTTTTTCAAAATCATCTTTATTTTCAAATGCCACCTCGACGCCGACTTCCTCGCGGTCAAACAATTGCGCGGCCATCTTAAACGCACCGGCAAGGAAAGTACCAGCCGCCAGCGCATTCGTTTCCACAATCGGCAAACGCCACAGCATCGGCGTAGCACCACTTTGCGGATTACCAATCAACATACGGCCGGTAGTATCTTTTTCCAGTTCAATCTTCGTCCAATCAATTGGATTCAACACGATACCCGTAGCCGGATACTCGGCAAGCGCCGCCTGAAGCATGGCAAGTCGCAATTGGTCGATAATTGTATATTTCGCCAAACTCGCAGGGTCAGCAAAAGCCGTCGCCTGCGGCAAAATACCATGCAGATTATTGCCGGAACCGTCACCATTGAGCAATTGACGGTCTTCCACGTCTTGCAAGCCATAAACCAAACGTTTATTGACGAAAGATTCCAATTGCGGCGCATCGGCAAGAATATTTTTACTCGCCTTCATCAAATGACCAATGGTTCGGACAGTCGTGTGGACTTCGTCAAATTTCAAATCGGAATAGTCGAATGCCGCGCCTTCTGATTTCGATGCCGCGGCATTGGTGAAACCGGTTTCGCGCACATACGACACCGCATTGCTGGAAGTTTCGCCTGGAGCCAACAAATCACGAATCGACAAACGACGCTCAGGCATCGCCTGAATACCGCCGCGGCGATCAGGCGAAACCAACGCACCCGCGCTGCCTGCCGCATCAGTCGTCAGACTGGTGATTGTTGCCTTCATGTTTACACGGGCAGTATGTTTGGCGCTTGTAGCTTCAAACATGGATTTGATACCTTCATCAGAGGAAAGCACCGAACCGAGCGTCTTGACCGCATCAGGCTCGTTTCCGCCTGAACGGGCGTTTTTCTGTTCAAGCTCGGAAAGACGGGCAGACATCTCGTTCATCTTGATCAACGCTTCGTCTGCCTGCTCCTTCATGGACGCGAATTGCGTTTCGCCTTTTTCCATGCGGCCTTTGATTTCCTCACCCAACGCCTGAACGTCTTCTTTAGCTTTGGCAAATTCTGCCACCAATTCTTTCAAATTTTCACTCATTACTTGCTACCTTTCAAAATATTCAAAGCAGATTCAATTTCTTTTGCTTCAGTATCATCCGCATCACGCAGAAGTTGACGCAAACCGTGCGAAGCAATGGCGACAGATTGCGATTTTGAAAACCCTGCATCACGCAGGAACTTTTCGAATTCAGGAAGCGTAGGAAGCCCGCCACCGGAAAGGGCCGATTTCACACTATCGACCGTAGCCTCCTCATTCGCGGGGAACGTGACGACCGAAACCTCCCACAAATCCAATTCAAGAAGGTTAGTGACCTTCTCGACATGGTCTTGCTCAATTAAAATTTCACGATAACCGATGGACATCCCGCCCAACACCTTTTCCTTCAGCAGCGCATAAGCCGCGCGCGCCTGCGGAATATCGTCAATCAACAGACGGCCTTCCACAAACAACCCCTTTTCGTCCTCCACCATCTTAGTGAAGACCCCAATCGGTTCACGGCGGTCGTGCTGCCACAACAACGGCGGCAGACGGCCCTTTTTCGCCCATTCCGCCAGCGACTTTTTAAACGCGCCTGGACGGACGACATCGCCAACGCTGTCTTCATTGTGAAAAACGCTGCCATATCCCGAGAACACCCCCGTCTCAGAAACCGACTTGATTTCAAGCGGGATTTGCAGATTCTTAATTTTCATTATTACTTCCTACCTTATCCAAAGTGGTCATATTGACCTGTACCGTCAGCACATCGCCGCCATCAACCGGCGGCAAATTCTCCAACCGTCTGACCTCGTTCCGGCTCATCACACCGTTTTGCAGCATTTGGTTATAAAACGCCGCCCGAGCAGCACTATCCGCACGAAGCAAACCCTCAACACTGAATTTCGGGCGGTAAAGCGACCGCTCGGCAGGCTTCAAGAGCTTCCGGGTAATCGTCTGCTCATACCGTACCAACATCGGATTGACCGCATACGTCAGAAACCCCATATTGATGGATTCCATGCTGCTTGCCCAACTGCTCGCCTTATTCGTATGCCCGATAAGCGGCGGCGGCGTACTGAATGCCCGACAAATCTCCTCAATACCAAAATATCGGGATTCCAACAGCTGCGCATCGGCAGGATTAATGCGTACCGAACTGCCCGCAACATCCATTCCCGCCTCCAATACCATCATCTTCCCGGCATTCTCAGGCTGACTAAACTCAAACAGCCCCGCCTTCAGGTCGGCGCGTTGCTTTTCAGTCAACACCCGCTCGCCGGTCTTCAAGAATCCGCCCGCCTTCAGCCCGTTTTTAAATTCACGCGCCGCCGACGAATTGGCATCCATCTGACCGCCCAAAGTATCCGCCGCATAACGTATAGGACTTAACCCGACCAAGCCGTCCAAAGAGAAACCCTTAAAATGCAGGATTTCCGCCTCGTCGTATTTGGTTGTCTTACCGCCTTTGCAATAACGATACTGCAATGCCCCATTTCCCAAGCGGGCAACCGTCATACTTTCCGAATCCATCGGTTCTAGCGCAATCACATTCCCAATCGAATTACGGAATATCCGCGCATATGCATTGCCCCACAAATCCTGAGATACCGTCATCGCCTGCCAAAACTCGACCGCGCTCATATCAGCATTCGGGCAATCGTGCAAAATGGCATACAACGGATGATCCGACGCAATATTGCCGTCCCCGTCCCGAAGATGTAGCGGCAGCGTAGAAATAGTTTCCGCCCGAAGACGGACACACGCCCACACAGCCGACAGCTTCAATGCCTTTTCCGCAGTAACCGCTGTCCCCGAAGGCGTAGAATCGCCCCTGAACGGAGCCGCGCTGCTGCCCTTATCCAAATGATGACGACCAGTCAGCCGCGACAACATCCGCGCCCAAAAACCAGCATCCTGTAAATCCGCCATAACCTTTCCAATCAAAAGGCCGTCTGAAAATCAGACGGCCTAAGCAATAATAATATCGTTTAAAAAATCATCGACACTACCTTTCGCCACAGGATTCAGCGACAAAAGCGACACCGCGTCAAACATCGCCATCAACGGGTCAATCTTCGCCGAGCCGCTCGCCTGCTTGGTAATCAAAATACCATTGGCACGCGGCTCGACACGGGCATTACCTACCACCCAATTCATCATCGCACTGCCGCTATGGATAAAACAGCCCTCCGCCAGCTTGCGCTCCGCCGTCTTAATCGCCGCGCCCAGCTTCCAGCCCTGCGACACCCCGACCACAGCATCTTCCGGAACGCCATATTCCAACATCGCGTCTAAAATCGCACCGACCCCGTGCGGGTCAAGACCGCATTTATCCAGCAACCCACTCTGATAAACCCGAGCCACAAGCCCCGCCACCTCATCGCTGTCGTCGCCGATACGGTTGACGATGGTCAAATCGCCATGCTTGGAAAAATCCAACAACGCCGGCGCGATTTCCTTTCGCCGCTCCAACACCGACGGATGCGCCCAAGCATGAAACCACGCCGCCCACATCCGCGGATTGTCTTTCAGACGGCCAACGGCAGAAATCCCAAGTAAGTCATCCAACCCGCCGCCGTCAACGCCAATATCGATGACCTCGCAGTGTTGAAGCATCCAATCCAAGTCAATTTCGGGATTTTTT